GGAAACTGATTCCAAGCCATGCTTACCACTCCCTTGTGAAATATCTGTCAATAACCTCATTTCCGCTATCCCATGCGTCATAGTAGTCACCATCAATCACAGCCACCACATGAGTGCCGGTACCAACTAAAAAACTGCCTACTGGATGCTCACGGCAAAAGTCTTGTAGCGTGTAACATTCAGGGCAGTTCAATGGTAGTGAATACTGCCTATATCCTCTACTGCGTAAGTATGCACTCCATACCGCATTGCTTGACGGCATATCACAGTGAACATAAGCGAATACACAGATGGATATAAAAGCCTGTTCCCATGTTAAGTTTTCAAGTCTTGAAACGGCTCTGATAACGCAATCACCCACCGCTTTTCCGCATGGATTTGGATTGTAGTACCTATACACTCATACGCACCACCTCTTAATCATCCCATGTAATTGCTTCGACTTCCTCTACTGAGAGTCAAAAGCTCAAAATGAAACTGCATTGCAGCCAGAAGCCCGGCGGTAATTACTTTCGCCTGCCAATAACTTCCTAGCCTATCCGCCGCGCGAAATATTGCATTATAAAGCTGTGTTATATCCATCATTGCCCCCCAGCCGGTTCTTCAATTTTTGGATTCTCTTTGCTTCTTCGGACCATATTTCTGATATTTTTAGTTGCAGGGCCATTTGCCGAATCATGAATTCCTGTTTATTAATGATTTCATCCTGGATTTCTATGATTTCAGCCGTTGTCATATTCTTCTCCGGTGATTTCTTTGTACTCTTCGGCAGTAATCTTGCCCTTCTTCACCGCATTGGCCACCATGTATTTGTTCCAGTATCCGGCTTCATAGTATGCTTTGATGCGTTCGTAATATTTACTCATTTTCTGCCGCCTCCATTTCCGCGCCGCCTTCAGTATTATCTTCGGGCATTTCAATATCCCCCATCATGGCGAGATAATCGATCTGAGCCGCCTGCCGGGATACCCTTCCTTTGAGTGCCTGGTTCTCTTCTTCCGCTTTCCGCAGTTTTTCTTTCGCTGTTACGATTCTAAACATTTTAGTTCCTCCATAGACTTTCGTAATACTTGTGCATTTTATGTATGACTTTGTGGTTGTTGCCAGGTTTAGCGTGGGCTGTCCAGCTCCGGAGACTGCTATCCGCAGTTTCTTTCGGAATAGTCCCATTCTTTACCAGGCGTACCATGCGTTTGAGCTTCCGCCTTTCATGGTAGATTTTCTGTTTATCCACTGTCATGATAATTTTTCCAGTGGCCGTCTGTCTGAACAGATGTCCTTGCCATTTGATGCCGCGGCGTACAGGAACAATTCTGCTTTTGGTTCCGTGGAGATTCAGACCACGGCGACCCAGTTCCTTACGGATAGCTTCACAGTCTTTTCGAAGGTGGGCCTTACTGCCTGAGATAATGATAAAATCATCCATATACCGAAGGTAAAATTTCTCGTGTAGTTTCTCTTTGATGTAATGGTCCATACCATCTAATACCGATAGTTCCGTAAACTGGGCAACGTCAGATCCCAGGCCGATGCCTTTGTCCCCAGGATAGCTATCTATGAGCATGTCTACCAGTGACACCGCCCAGGGATCTCCCACCCGCTTTCTTATAGCTTCCTTCGCTACAGTGTGTGGCGTGGAGTTGAAGAAATGACGGATATCAAAATAGTGGATATAGTAGTCATTGGCATACAACCGATAGGCCTTGATCATCATGACCTTGAGCCGCTTTATGGCCGCTTTCGAACCTTTGCCCTTCTGGCAGGCCACATTATCGTAGATGAAGTGGCGGGTTATTTCGTGATACAGATAGTTTTTGATGAGGCTTCGCTGCACCACTTTGTCTCGGAACCGTAAAGAAGTAACTTCTCTTACTTTTGGCTCCCGGATTTGAAAGCGGATTTGCTTCCCCATGCGGTACTCCCCGGTTAGCAGTTCCTGACGCAGCGTCTCCACATTCTCCAGACCGTTCTGCAGGAAACGTATGGTGGATGGTTTCCATCTCACTCCGTTGGCGCAGCTCTGCATGGCGCCATACAGGTTTTCAAAATTGGTAACTCTTTCAATAACAGATTTCATAATGGATAGCCGCGCTTATAGCAGGGCCGGGTTCACCCGCCTGCGTCGCGGCGTTTTGTTTGCCCTTGTTATCGGGCTGGCCGCCCGCTCCTTGCACCGGCTTTGGTTTCGTTTCCTACTCCACTCTAGCCAAGTCCAATCCGGGGCCACGCCGTTCCAGTTGTACGCGTTGTTGCCCCAGATCGCTACGCCCTCGTAACCAGCGTCCGGTTTCACGTTCCGCACGTTGTAGGCGTTCCCGGCGTGCGGCGAGCGTTCAGCGGTTGGCCATATTTTTGAAATGCTCTGCGTCCGATTTCTTCCAGGCCAGAAGCTGGGATTTGGTTTTGATGAGCTGGCTAGTCCATGACGCAATATTTACCCGCTTCTTCTGGCGCTCTTCTTCGCCAGTATGGCGTAAACCGTCAAATAGGTCGAAAGCGATATTCATCGTGGACTCCATGGCCGCCAGTTCGGCTATAGCTTGTTGCTGGTATGTGCGGCGGAGCCTGTAGCTCTCTGCGTCATTCACATATACGGCATTAGCTCTGGCGATACAGGCGCTGGCCTTGACCGCCGCACTGACAATATCCTTTGTGAGGCACCATCTATACCGCTTTGGAAATTTATCTTCATTGGTACAGATTCGGATGGTATATGAGGCTAGTGTGCTCGCTTCTGTAAGCACAGTGAGCGGCGTCTGTTCCCGCCTAGATTTCGGTACCGGCATTCCTTATCTCCTTTCTTCCGCCGCTGGGGCGGCGGATTATTGATTAGTTGATGCGGCAAGCCGGGGCCACGCCGTGCCAGTGGTACGCGTGGTTGCCCCAGATCGCTACGCCCTCGTAACCAGCGCCCGGCGTCACGTACCGCACGTAGTAGGCGTTCCCGGCGTGCGGCGAGCGTTCCCACCACCAGATATAGCCGCCAGTCGATTTTCCTTTTAAGCGGTTCGGATCTCTGCCGCCATTTTCACCAGTCTTTCCATCCTGGCGGAATTTCTGGTAGTAATCCCAGATAACAGTATCTTCCGGGTTAGCGCTGTCCTGGTCTCCAGCGTTCAGGTTCTTCATCGTGGGCAGAAAAAAATAATCGTAGGTGGTATCATTGCTGCCGTCTTCGGTAATTTTATTCGTGTTGGTGGTAATCTTGCTCTTCGTAATAACCGCCCTGAAATCTTCATCCAATCCATGCATAAAGCCTGCCGCTCCATACATAGTTGTAATTCTGGTGTCAAAATCGTTGCGCTGGCTCCACCACTTCCCTGCTTCAGCGTCACTGTTTAACCACTGTCTAATGTCTGAATCCCTCCAGCGGTTATATCCGTAGCAAACACGCTGCGCGTTGTTTACGGTTCCTAAAGTAGCAAGGTCTGTTCCTGCAGTGCCTTCAGTGAGACTAAGTGTTTCAATGTTTGCATCACTTTCCGGGGCTGCGCGGGTGACAATCTTTCTGGTCGCAATGTCTACATTGTAACCGTCGGTATTCCCGAACGTGATAATTCCGCCCTTCGGGACGGCTTTGGTTGTAGTAAACTGCCAGGTCTTGCTCCATCCGGATTTCTTGGGGTCGGTCCAATTCGTATCTGTTACACCGGTCAATGGCGTCTTAAAATGATAAGTTCCTGCGGGCAGTTCTGCCGGTGCCTTAAAGATGGCTTCTCGTTCGTCAAAGGGCATAGTGTCGTCCAAGCAGTTATGGGTCTGGATAATGACGTATTTGCTTCCATCTTCCTTGTCCCCGATATGTACGATATCCCAGACGAGGTCTTTGCCATTGTACTGGCATTCGAGCTGATCGCCGACAGCAAAGAATCGACTTACAGCTCCGGTCTGGCAAAGTTTCTTGAACCCCTCCCAGGATTTGGTAAAGTGCAGATCCTGGTTCTTAGCTTTTTCTGCTTCTTTGTATGCCTCTGTGAATTCGGTAATGGCGCCCGCAATTCCCTGAATATCTTCACGGCGAGGCGTGTTAATAATAAACCCGTTTTCAGCCATTTGCATTTTCCTCCTTCGTTTCTGTTGGGACAATGTCAATACCGCCGTCTGCGGCATTGTCCCACGTCAGTGTCGTGTCGCCCTTTTTGCACTGGAGCTGGTCACCCACGGCGTAATACGCACGCACGCCGCCTGTACGGCAGAGATTGCGAAATCCCTCCCATGACCGGGCTACCGACTCCCCGGCGGCCTTGAAATGGTTCTTAAAAAGTTCGTTCTGCGACTCAATGGCCGCAGCAATGCGAGTGTAGTCCTCGCGCCGTGGCAGATTGAAAATCTGTGTTGCCATTCTTTATCCTCCTTTTATTCCGTCGTGACGACAATATCTAAGCCGCCATCTTCTGTGTTGATTGCAAGCTGTACGCTGTCTGTGATAGCAAGGATTTCTTTTTCCTTAATAGCCTCCGCCGTCGCTTCGGCCTGCTGGGCATACGTCTGAGCCGCATTTTGGGCATCAACCGCCGCAGTTGCCGAATCAGCCGCCGCTTCTTTAAGCTTCTTAACATCGAGAGCCGTAAGCTGCGTTGACTCGGTACCCATGTAAACATACTCAGTGCCGTTCCATTTGTAAGCCTTGCCGTCGTCATTAGCAACGTAGATTTTCGCCGTGTCTCCGACAGTTGGAAACTTGTCTTTGCTGTCAAAAACAAGATAGGCACCTGTCACAATGTCATGCAGGGCTTCGAGGTTGTTGTTGATGTAGTCAAGTACCCCATCATTCGTCGAATTGACCAAAGGGGACTCTTTGCCGTAAGTCCCCTCTTGGATAATGTTGTCGTTTGCATCCCGGAGTTCGGGGTGCTGGAATGTCGTTCGCTTCATGCTTCCCCCTTCTTGGGCGGGTCGTAAACCATGGCGCCGTCCTTCAATACATAATCCGCATAATCGCTGATTTTCGTTTCACTGTAAAAAACGGTAATTCCTTCCATAGGTTCGATAGGCCCAGACGATGTTCCGATAACTCTCATGGTTCTGCTGTCGATTAAGTAATACATTATTTCACCCCTATTACTCTGTATGTGCAAACCACGTCATACGTTTGGGGGTAGTCCCCGCCTGAAGAAAGTCCCCATACCTTAAACGTAAATGAAGAACCGCTACGGTCTAGGTTTACGAATCCGCTAAGTCCCTGGTCTGACCCGGCCATTGCAACACATTGGTTCTTGGTAAAACCAGAAGGGAGAGGGATGTCAAAAGACGTGGACGAATTAATTCCTTTGTGGGTAATGCTCCCGCTAATAACGGCGGTAGCTCGCACCCTAAACCCGGCTTGGGTAATAACATCGGCGTTTATACTCCCGGAGCTTATGTTTACGCCTTTGATGTTCCCGCTATCGTCGACGGTAAAGCTCCCGCTGGAATTTCTAAAATTCGTCCCGACAATCTGCGTCCCCGTGATGGTGCCGCCCTTTAGGCTTCCCACGTTTGCCGTGATGGCAGACAGGCTGTCAACGTCCATTTTATCAGCGGTTACAGCCCCGGCCTGTATCATGTCTTTCACAACAACATTTTTATCAAACAGGGTATCCCCAGTCACGTGCAGGAGTTTCCCGTCAATCTGTACTCCTTCCTTGCTCAGATTAATCTGGGAAATAATTTCCCCAGATTTAACCCGCAATGCGATGTCGTCCTGCATTTGGGCAATGGCGCTATAGGCTTCTTTTGCCTTTGCGCTGTCTCCCAGATTCGTGACGACGGATGTAATTTTATCGGCGTTCTGCGTGATTTGGCTTGCCAGCTCTTTCTTGTCGTCGGCAACGGTCGCTTGGATACTGTCAGTGGTCTGCTTGATTTCAGCAACCTTCCCGGAAATTCCTTGCGCTTCCTTGACGGCATCCTGGATGGTCTTATCAACCTTTTGCAGGCTAATGGCCATGTCCTTAATGTTGGTTTCGTCGATAATGATTTTTACCACGGTTCGCGTCGTTGCGGACCGCTCACCAGCCCCGAACATATCGTAATACGCGATAGCTACATCATAAATTCCAGGCTCGCAGTTATAGCTCATGACCGGGTTTTCTGTTTTAACCGCGTCGCCGTCGTTGATGTATACCATCATCCCGATTGCGTCCGCCGGGATACCTTGACCGGTGACGCTGAATCCTGTCATGGTATTTTTAACCGTCGGCGCGTCGGGCTTCCCCGGTGCCACCTTGTTATAATCCAGCACCGCCGGGACGCTGTACTTACCTAACGCATTTCGGGCAAACAGGTACAGCCGCCCGGACCGGGCGTTTAGTGCAACGGTGGCCGACGTCCCGCTGGTTCGTGCCAGCAGGCCAGCCGTTTCAGCTCCCGGTGCGTTATCACACCGGATTTCGTAATACATCACGTCGGGGTTCGTTACCTCGTTCCACGCGGCCGTTGCCACCTTGCCAAACGCCAGGGTAAACCCATCCGGCGTGTTGGGGATGTATGTCTTGAGAGCCACCACGATGTCTTTGCTTGGTGCCAGGTCCGGGCTGGTGGAGGCT